CAGCCGAATGCGCGAGAAGGCATTGAGCGTCACCTCTCCAAGCGACGGGAAGAAGCCCATCGTACCGCTCGTATTGCTGGGCTCGACGAGGCTCATTTCGGCACCAGCCATCGCGGCGCCGCCATCGCCGCGAAGTTCGAGCCCTCAGCCATCGCATCCTCGGCCATGAAGGGCGGCGCGAACGGCCCCTGCGTGATGTTGCTGTGGCTGTGCTCGCCAACCTGTAGGAACGTCCCGCGCACCGAGCCGACGCCGGTCCCCAAGCTGAGCCGGAAATAGAGCGGACACGCCATCATCTGAAATGACACGTTCGCCGTTCCCATTTGCGCGGCGGGAGGCAGAAGCGTGCGATCCCAAGTCATTTGCGCGATCGGCACCGGGCTGACGAGATCGTTCGGATCATCGAAGCTGTAGTCGAGAAGGAACTGACCGCCGCCCGAGACGACGATCGCCGCGCCGACCACAGCGGTGGCGTAATTGTCCATCCTCACGAGAACCGTGTTGTTGGCCGGAGTCGCGGTGGCGCTGATGGCTCTCATCCCTCGACCACGTTGTATTGCTGTACTACGAGCTTGACCGAGCCCGCGCCCGAGTTCAGCACGATTCTCATCCACAGCGGCGCGGTCGCCATGCTGAAGGTCGTTCCAAGGCTCGCGCCGACGGCGGTGGCCGGGGGAACAAGGCTGCTGTCCCAAAACATCTGCGCGACCGGGACCGGACTGATCAAGTCATTCGGGTCATCGAAGGAATGCTGGACGGTGAAGATAACCACGCCCTGGACGGACACTTGGATGCCGAGCGGCGCGTCGGCCCACTCGTCCAAGCGAATCATATCCGATGGCGTGTTCGCGGCTGCGCCTGGGCCTACGGTTCTGGTGATCGGGCGCATTTCGCACTCCTAAAAAAAACGCCGCCTGGAGGGCGGCGATTCGGACACAGACGCCCCGATTGAAAGGCTGGGCTGCCGGTTCGACAAAGGATCGTCGCTGTGACGTCTCTCCGAATTAAGGAATCTTCTCGCTGTCGGCCATGATCTTCCTGCCTTTCGGGCCGCTTCCAGCATCGTGAGTTTTCGGGTGGAGATCAGCGCCGACGCCACCGCCGCTCTTGCGACCGGCTCGGCCCATGGAGGGCTTTTTGCCGCCGCCGCTGATCGTCCCGCCGAAGGCTTTCTTGACCCGCCCACCTTTGAGCCGAGCCACGATGCCGCCGTCCTTGCGATCGACGACGGCGCCGCCTTCCGCCTTGAAGATCGGGCCACCGCCGCGCGAGAGTGTGCCGTCCGGCTCATTCTTCGGCTGCGCGCCGCGCGCCTCGCGCTCGACGTTCTTCCTGGCTTGCCGCTTCAGGGCGCCGCCTGACGCCCTGCATTCGCGATCGCTCTCGCCTCGCATGGCTATCTCCTAAGCCGGGTGGACGCCGAAGAGCGGCCCCGGATTGAACTGACTCGATGACAGAACCTGCGCCGGATTGAGTGGCATCACAATGACGAAGCCATCCGTGCCGGTTGGAGTGGCGCCGGGCGCGCCAGCGTTCGGGCCAGCGGGCGACAGCTGTACGCCGCCGCGAGGATCGCCGGTCGCCTGCGTCGCTGGACTGGTGAGGTCGGCATACTGGAAAAGATCGGGTCGCACCGCGCCGGCCTCGGTGATGGTCGGCGGCGGTTGGTTGGGCAGGACCGAGAGCGGCAAGCCGATCAGGTCCGAAGTCACCACGGTGTAATTGAGGGCCGAGGTGAATTGCGGGATGGCCGCGAGCAGAACCTTGTACGTCTTTCGACCATAGGCGGTTCCGGCGCCCGCTAGCGACGCGATCATCTCACTTTGAGGCCGCATGTAGATGTCGAGGCCTTGGATGAGCACGTTGCCTGCGGGGCTGCCGGCGAGGCTGGCCACGCCGACGCCGCGCGCGCAGCCGCAATCGGGCATCAGGAAGCGGCCCGCGCCGCCATTCATGAACGCCGAATAGGCGGGCCTGAAAGCGTAGGCGCTGGGGTCGCCGAAATAAGTCCCGATCTGTGCGGTGGCCAAAGTAGTGGCTGGCGGCGGCGAGACGGTGATGGTGTTAACGCCGGGAGCGCCGAGCGCAGTCACCTGGGCAAACATCATCGAGCCGCCAGGGCCGGCGCCGGCGATTGACAGGAACATACCCGGCGAGAAGCGCCACTTGTCGTTGGCGGCGATGTTCATGGTGGGGTTGCCAGCGGCGCATGAGCCGACGGCGAAACCCGTCTCGATACCGACGCCGAGCGCGCCGCCGGGGGTCGGCGTACCCGGCGCCATACCGGGCGCGTAGGCCGTGGCGAGTGGGAGGCTCACGTTCGACACTGCGGGTCCGGCGGTCGTTAAAGCGACGCCAGCGGGCTGGATGACCTGATTGAGCGCTAGAATGCTGTCGGACATGAACAGGGCCGGGAACCCGCCCGCGCCCTTCTTGTCCTTGGAGCCGCTCCCGGCCATGGAGAGCAGGCCAGAGCCCTGCCAGAAGATCGAGGGGCCGATCTCGTTCGAGTATTCGGCGGGCGGGCCGCCGTTCGGCGCGCCAGCGAACCCGCCAAGCGAGATCAGAGGGCCGGTGGAAGCCGCTTGCGCCATCTCAGCCTCACTGAGTCGGGAACGAGCCCCAGATGGCCCGGAAGTCGAAGTACCCGAAGCTGTAGCGCTCGTAGCCCTTGACCAGCAAGTTGTCGCTCGTGAAATCGACTTGCATATCAAGCTCAAAGGCCACGCGCTGGAGGTACAGCAAGCCCTCCTGATCGGTCATTACGAACCAAGCGGTCGGCGACGTCAGATAGTCGTGGACGAGATGCCCGTCGGGAATGCCGCCTGACGTCTCAGGAATGGCGTTGACGTCATTGTCGTTCGTACCGGGCCGCAAGACGGTGCGGAGCAACCGGATCGCGATCGGCTCCAGCGCGATCGGCACGACGAGCTTGCGGGCGCGAGCCTGCATGCGGAGGCCGGCATTGTCGCGGAACGAGCCGCGAATCGAGGCCTGCGCGTTGAGGAGCGAGGCCTCGTTGAGATCCATGTCGATCGCGAAGCGGTTCGGGACGACGCCCGTGTCGATCGGATGGTTGAGTGAGCAGAGCGGCTGTTGATCCCCCAGGATGGTGGGATCGTAAACGGTCGCCATGTTGAGGGGATAGGCCCCGTAAATCTCTTTGGTCTGGTTGAAGCTTTTTTGCAAACCGAGATTCGATGGCTGCCATTGCCTCTTGTACAAATTGTCGTCGATCATCTTCCGGGTAAAGGCGTACCCGAGACCAATTTCCTTGTGGTACTGGTTGTAGACGTAACGCTCGCCCGCCTGATTGTCGAAGGTAGTCGGCCCACCCTCATTCTTCAGTGCAGCAAGGCCGAGGTAGCGCATCGAGGCAGTGCGCTCCACGGACATGTAGCTTTTGTCGACCTTGTAGATCTTGGGATAGATCCGGTCGATGTCCTTATACTGTCCGGCCACCTTGCGGAGGCCGGGGAACAGCAGGTCATAAGCCTGGGCGACTGAGACGGCCATTTCAATCCCTCCTCAGATGCCGGTCAGGGTCTTGTAGTCTTGGTTGTTGAACGTGACGTAAGCCCAGTTGAAGGGGCTCGTCGTGTCTGTCCCGATGCTTCCCGGCGGGTCGCGGACAAGGTCGATGATTCGGAACGGGAAGGGGTTCGACGGAACGCCACCGGCCGGCGGAGTGACGACGACATCGAGCGTGGCGCCGGAGCGGCCGGTCATCGTATTGCCTGCGCCGCCAGCGGAGAACGCATAATTGGCGTTCATGCCGACATGCGCGAGCAGGATCTGGCCGTTGCCCTGAACCCTGAAGACCGTCAAAGGGTCGTCGATGACCTTGGCGTGGACGTCAAACCCAGTTCCACTGACGACAGCGTCGTTCCCCGGCCACCATGAGACGGCGATCCACTTCTTCTGGCTGATCGACATATATTCGCAGCCAACGAAGATGCCGGTTATCTGCTGGCCTCCGATGCCAGGGGCAGGGGCGGCCTGGGAGATATAGCCGGTCGTGAGTTGAACGACGGGATCGCCCGTGAAGATGGGGGTTGGATTGGTCGCCGAGATCCAGCGGCGGCTCATCTGGTAATTGACAGCGGCCCCGAGACGGTGGGAATCCGCGAACCCGTATGGCGCATTGGGGTTTGGCATGGTGTGACGATCCCTTCCGCGAGAGCGGGGTTACAGGGTTCGTCTCACCGAGCGCCGGACGAGACATTCAGTCGTTCAAGCGAGAGCACGAGCGCCGCACTCTCACCTACCGCGTTAGTCGGGAACGCCTATGGGGCCCACGGTACTCCCCACCCGAGGCTGCGTTTTGCGATGCGCGTCGCGAGGCGCTGTTCCGGCTGGCGCCTCAACTAACTTTGCTTCGCTGTTCCGCACTTGATCGGTGGCTTTG